CTTCTTCAATTCCAGAGATGACGGAAATCGTGAAAGCCGAGAAGTCTCCGTTTTACACTTCAGTTGGATACCAGTTTCCTGCATTTCCAAAACCACCCGCAGGTTATAAACGTGGTGGCGATTACTACCTCTGCGAATTTGCTCCACGTTTGGCCACTGAGCTTGCAGATTTTTTAGTTGCTGGAAACAAAAAGACACTTCGCGAAATTGGCGAATTCATGTTGAGCTGGAATCAAGCAAATGGAATGCGTAGGTTTGCTTTCCAATATGCAGCAGTTGTTGCTGACGTTGCTGATTGGTTTCCTCAGTATGTCCATCGGGATACCCCATTTTACTATGGTTCAAATGCTGTTGAATGTATTTCATATCTTGCAGTTCCAAACAAAAAGATGAAGACCGAGGCTTTCCTCGATCTTGTCATGGAGAAAATTCAATCTGATACCGGAGCATTCCCTTATAACGCAGAAGACGTGTGCTGTGATTTCATCCGTTGGGTTGAAAACTACGTTCGTCCAGGCTCTGCATATAATCATCTGGACAGAGATAATCTTTGGTCATCACATCGTATTCACGACCATCCCTATGGCCGGCAGAAGCCGATGCTCGAGCTCGGTCTCATTAAGTCGTTTAACGATCTCGATGTACACCCATCAGACGACTATGTCATTAGCCGCGCTGGAGTCACGGCAGAAAAATATAAGGAACTATGCAAAACATGTACACAGTAACTCAAGACACATCTAACAAGGATATTCCGAAAGGGATGTCGCGTAGCCAGGCAAAAGAGTATTATCAAAACTTGTGGGGGACGTTCAATACTCGAATCGATCCTCCAGTTGTTGAACAGTTCGGAGACAAATACATCCTTAGAGCAGATTTTGCTCCGGGTGGATTAAAGGCATTCGGCGGAGAACGAGTTATTGCTGAAACTCCTAAGGATACTTTAGTCTACTGTGCACCGCGGCAGGGTCACGCTCCGGATGCCATCGCCATGTTGGCTCAGATGTATAATAAGAAATGTGTTTTCTTTTGTCCAGCTTCATCTGAAGTATCGAATCATCAAGGTGCTCTTTTTGCCTATGCACATACAGACATGCGATTCTTTAAGATTGCTGCAATGCCAGTATTGAATTCCTATGCGAAAAAATGGGCAGAAAAGAATAATGCTCAGTATCTTCCATTTGGTCTTACTGGAAATGCAACAGTGACTGCTGGACTTGCAAACATGGCTAATATGGTTACTAATTTAATTGGGCATGAACCTTCTGAAATTTGGTGTGCTGTATCAACAGGCACAATGGTTCGGGCACTTCAAATTGGCTGGCCAAATGCAAAAGCCTACGGGGTTGCAGTTGCTCGAAATATCCATGATGGTGAAATTGGCGATGCTGAAGTTGTAACGGCAACTATGCCTTTCCTTAAAGCTCATCCGATTGCAAATGAAATGCCGTTCCCAACAACTGCGGCATATGACGCAAAAGCATGGGAAGGGTTTGTAAAAAAAGGAAAACCAGGAGCAATCTTTATAAATGTGGGTGCGGATGCACACATTAACCGCAATCTATCTAAAGTGGATATTTCAAAAATTAATAGCCAGCGTAAATGGAAAGATCTCGGGGATATGGAAGAGAATCGCGCTTATTTTAAATCATGAAAGTCTTAATCACTACACCGATGGCTCCAATCTCGGAGCGGATTTCATCGCATCGTGCCGCGCAGGCTGCAATCTATGCTGATCAACTTAAATGCATGGGATACGATGTTACCGTCAACCATGGTGGCAAGATTAAGGATTACAATGCATTTGATACGATTGCAGTCTATCATGGGAATGATTGGGGCGGTACTGTCAATATGTTTGGAGGCGTCAAGCAATTTGGTGCAATTGACCAGATTGTCCGTTTGTCCAAGTTCACTGGTAAAGTCCTTTCCCTCACAATTGATTTCCCAAAATACTCTGAGATGATTAAACCCCGGGTTGATAAAGAACCAGCATCGCATCCAGATTGGAAACTAGTCGACTGGATTAATCTGGCCCGGATTGAAACATCTGCGACGGTAATCAACACGGATCTTGAATTAGAAAGCGCAAAACTGGCAATCGGAGATTCTCATGCTCTTTCCATGTATCGCCCAGGATGGAAACTGAATTGCGTCCCATATAAAACTCTTTATGGTGCTATCACTTCGGGTCTCAAATCTTTTGTATTACCAAATAAACTGAAGTACGATGAGATTGAAGTGTACTTCGGAAACATTGACATTCGCCATCATCTGCTTCGTCAGAGTAATCCTGAGGCAGCTACTCGAGATCTTGTTGCTGGATATGTTCAGCAATGTGAGGATCTTGCAAAGACGTGTAACTGCAAAGTGACAATCTGGGAACCTCTACCAATTGAAAACGAGTCTCGCAAATTGCCAAAGACTGGCTATTACAAGGGAACTCCATTCTATGGTACCTGGAATGAACGCAATGATATTCGAAATCTCTTCGTTGAACAGCTTCATAAGAATGCCAAAGGCAATGTCAAGGTGTTTGAATGGATTTCAAAGCTAATGAATCTCAAAGGCGAATTAGATTTTGCCTGCATGGAAAAACCACAATCTGTTCATTTATCCAGAGAATTTTATCCTCACTGGAATCAATAAAAGATGTACAGGATCAATCAACTATAGTATAGTTCTATTATGTCATCACTACTCGCAAAATTAAAAAAGAATTCACGAATTGATACCGCTGCAACCTTGGATGATTCTAAGGTTTTCAATCAAAGCGAAAGCATCGCAACAGACGTTCCTATGATTAACGTTGCCCTTTCCGGAGACCTTGACAAAGGTCTCACATCGGGTCTTACGGTCCTTGCTGGTCCATCGAAGCACTTCAAGACTTCATTCGCACTCATCATGGTTGCTGCGTATATGCGCAAATATCCTGAATCCGTTGTGCTGTTCTATGATTCTGAATTTGGTTCTCCTCAGTCCTATTTCAAGACCTTTGGCATTGATACGAGCCGAGTTCTTCATTGTCCAATCTTGAATGTTGAAGATCTCAAATTCGACATCATGAAGCAGCTTGACGGTATTGAGAAGACTGACAAGGTCATCATCATGATTGACTCTGTGGGTAATCTTGCTTCGAAGAAAGAAGTTGAGGATGCAATGAATGAGAAGTCTGTGGGTGATATGACTCGTGCAAAAGCTTTTAAGAGTCTTTTCCGCATGGTCACACCACACCTTGCAATGAAAGATATTCCTCTTGTTGCAATTGGTCATACGTACAAGACGCAGGACATGTATCCGAAGGATGTTCTCTCGGGCGGCACGGGTCTTTATTACTCTGCCAATACCGTATGGATTCTTGGTCGTCAGCAAGACAAGGGTGATGAAGGCATTGAGGGTTATCACTTCGTGATCAACGTTGACAAGTCTCGTTTCGTAAAAGAAAAGTCCAAGGTTCCTATCTCAGTCTCGTTTGCAAATGGCGTTGAGAAGTATTCGGGCCTTCTCGACGTTGCCCTTGAGGGCGGATTTGTTACAAAGCCTTCTATGGGCTGGTATGCAAAGAAAGGTGATGAGACAAAGTATCGTGAAAAGGATACCTATAACAAAGAATTCTGGAATGGAATCTTAGACTCGAAAGAGTTCAAGGCATACATTCGTCAACGCTATACCCTCGGAGTCGATGGTCAAAGCAACACCAGCAACATTTCAATTATTGATGAAGATGAATCCTAAAATTACTGACAGCGATTATTCTTTTGTTGAAAAGCCAACTTCCGAATTGTATTCGGTGAAGCTGAAAACTGGCCAATGGTCTGGCGTCATTGTTACCTATGGAAAGGTTTCCTTAAAGGTCAACGAAGACAAAGAATCAGCCACCCTTTCTTTTCAATTCAAGGTCGATGAATCTCCGGCTCCACAGACCGTAGAAATACTTGAAGAATCAAACGACTTCAATAACCATCTCGGCGACATTCTTAGCCACATTATTCAAAACGCTTTCGATACTGGTAATTATAAATTAGGGTCTAATGACAAACAACCTACAAACGACAATCCTTCAGAAACTAGTTAATGATGAGCAATACTGCAGAAAAGTATTGCCATTCATTAAGTCTGAGTATTTTGAGGGTTCTCATAAGTCAGTCTACAAACTCGTCCTGGATTTTATTGCCAAGTACAATAAACTTCCTACGCAGACGAGCCTTGGCATTGATCTTGACAAGACTGACATTCGAGAGGATCAATACGATTCTACAGTCAAACTTATTGAATCTCTCAGTGAGAATCCCAAAGTTGAAGACCTATGGCTAATCGAGAATACGGAAAAATGGTGTAAGGACCGTGCCGTATTCTTGGCCATTATGGAATCGATTCAGATCATCGATGGCAAGAAGAAAGATATTGGCCAAGGTGCAATTCCAGACATCCTTCAAAAGGCTCTTGGAATCAACTTTGACAATTCTGTGGGTCACGATTACATCGGTGACTTTGAGGATCGGTTCGACTTCTATCACAAGGTGGAAGATCGTACTCCATTCGATCTCGAGATGTTCAATGCCATTACCAAGAATGGAGTTCCACGTAAGACGTTGAATATCTGTCTTGCCGGCACGGGCGTGGGAAAGTCCCTCTTCATGTGTCATGTGGCTTCTTCGTATCTGACACAGGGTAAGAATGTGCTGTACATCACGCTAGAAATGTCAGAAGAACGCATCGCTGAACGTATCGATGCGAATCTAATGAATATCCCAATTGATCAACTTGCAAGTCTTCCAAAGGACTTGTACGAGAGCAAGATCAAGAAGATTGCTGCAAAGACTGTAGGATCTTTAATCATCAAGGAATATCCAACTGCATCTGCACATGCTGGTCATTTCCGTGCTCTTTTGAATGAACTTAAGCTGAAGAAGGATTTTACTCCTGACGTCATCTTTATTGACTATCTTAACATCTGTGCTTCTTCTCGTATGAAAGGCGTGGGAGGTTCAATCAATACCTACTCATTCATCAAGGCTATTGCGGAAGAAATTCGTGGTCTTGCTGTGGAATTCAATGTTCCAATCTTCTCTGCGACTCAGACAACTCGTAGTGGATTCGGCAATAGCGATGTTGAACTGACTGACACCTCAGAATCCTTTGGTCTTCCTGCAACGGCAGATCTCATGTTTGCCCTCATCTCAACTGAAGAACTTGAAAAGATGGGACAACTTATTGTCAAACAGTTAAAAAACCGGTATAACGATCCAACCAAGAATAAGCGTTTTATCATTGGAGTTGATCGTGCCAAGATGAAACTGTTTGATGTTGAAAACAAAGCTCAGACTTTAAGCAAAGAACCAACTGTCCGTAGTGGTACTCAGGAGAGGAACTTTAACGGATTTAAAATCGAATAATACTATGGAAACACAAACAGAATTCAAAGACATTGAACCCAGTTTCAATTTAATTAGCTTTAGCCCTCTTTCAGTGGGCACTCAGATTACCGATTCCGTTCTTGACTTTAACGTGGGAGGCAAAGAAATACTTAGAATTGAGCGAAATGGCAATGTAATTGCTCCCGATCTTGAATCGGCTTCCGAAGCTGGTAGGGTCTTCGTGCAGGCAATTAGAGAGCAACTTAATTTTAAATTGTAGGCATTTTGTTGTTTACATGAGGCAATAACGGTATAAGATAGGAACTACAATATGGGAATGTTCGATACAATTCAATGGGGCGACAATCTACCTTTCTCGGAAGAGATGAAGGAGTTTGGTCTCGATAAAAACAACTGGTCCTTTCAGACCAAAGACCTTGACTGCTGCCTGGCCAACTATGTTGTTCAAGACGGTAATTTCTTTCTAGAAAAATACAAGAGCGAGAAATGGGTCGAGGGTGACCCAAAAGGCAAGAGTTTTATGGACCGTATGGGTTCCCTTGAACGCACGGATCGATATCTTGAACTTCAAAAAATCACTGAAACTATTTACATGTATGACTACCGTCATGACGTGCTTGGTCTTTGGGATTGCACCATTGAATTCAAAGTTGTACTCATTGACGGTAAGGTCGATTCTACGGAACTTTTTGAGTTTAAAAAAGTGCCAAGTGCCGACAGAAAAGAGCAAGAACGCAAATGGCATGCAGACCGAGAATATGAGAATTCTCGTTGGTACAACCGCTTCATTTTCCACACATCGCCCTACCGCTGGGTTCGCCGTAAATTATCCACTATCCTTTACAAAACAGGTTCCTTTCTTCATACAATTTCCTATAAACTCCCATGAACGACTACGATAAAAAAACTAGCTCCCCTGCGTTTCGCCGTAAGCTGAAAAAGTTTACCGAAGCAATTAAGTCTTTGCGGAATCTAAATAAGATTCCTGGAAAGCCAAAGCAACTTAAATCCACTGCTACGCAGAAGGAAAAAGAAGCTCACGCTAAACTTCTTTCCATGATTCCGGATCGTGGAACCATCCGTTGGTTCTGTATTCCGTATGGTGCCGATTCAGATCGTCGCCAGTCTGCACCAAAGGTTGAAGAAGCTGCAACGACTGAGGCCACCGCCTAATATGAAAGAATTCGTCATAGCTCTTGCAATTGTTTTTGTAATTGGCCTTTTTATATTCTATCCAATTGCTGTCATTTGGTCGATGAATACGCTGTTTAAGTTTGCCATTCCATTCACACTAGAAACCTGGACAGCAACAGTAGTTTTGTCTAGTTTATTTGCCGCAAAAATTACCGTCAACAAAAAGTAATTTTACTGTTTACATTCACTCACAATTTGATAGGATAGTAGAATGAAGTTTATTTGCATATCGGACACCCATGGACTTCATCGGTCCATGGCCCATACTTTACCCGAGGCTGACGGCATTATCCATGCTGGCGATTTTTGTAATCGTGGATCCATGGAAGAATGTATGAGAGCGTTGGGTTGGTTTAATGCGCTTCCGTATAAGCATCGGATTATCATTGCTGGAAATCATGATCTCTTCATGGATCCTGATCATACAGATCAGCCAAGCTCCGAGTCGGCCATTAAAGCAATTCTTCCAGTGTCTGATGGATTCCATTATCTATGGAATTCTGGTTGTGAAATTGAAGGCATTAAGTTCTGGGGTTCTCCACAGCAACCAGAGTTCTTCAATTGGGCGTTTAACCTCCCACGCGGAACTCCGCTGCGACAACACTGGGAATTAATTCCTGAAGGAACTGATGTTCTTATTACTCATGGTCCAGCATATGGACTATTGGATAAATGCCCAAATTTTACAGATCCGAATGGACCCTGGGTATCGGTTGGAGATAATGATCTTGCAAAGAAGATTCGTCGGATTGAACCAAAGGTTCACGTATGTGGGCATGTCCATTCCGGTTATGGCCACGCAATCCTTGGTGAGACCACGTATATTAATGCATCAATCTGCAATGAAGGATATTTTGCAATTAACAAACCAATTGCCTTTAACATCGATGCTGCTACAAAGAATACAACTTTAATTCATTATGTTTAACGACAATCCCTACAAACACTGCGTCGTGGTGAGCACTCTCGACGAATACAAAGCAATGCCTCTTAAATCCAGAGAGCTGGTTGTATGGTATTGGCCATTCCCTCTTTACATCAAACCCTACGCACTCCGCGCTGGAGCTGATCTTATAGGCGAGTGGACAAAATTTGACGAGTACGTTAAAAAGGAGTATCCGGTACAATACTTCTTCCGTGATACTGTTATTGGTTTCTTTCAGGACATCGAAGCGAGTGTCAGAAGAATCAAATGGAAGATAAAGCCTTACATTAAACGTTCTCGTAAAGAAATGCGTGATAAGGTCTTCATCCGTCAGTACCGCGACCTCGATTCCATCATTGTGGAATTCTGCATGCAATGTGTCATCGAGTATGTCGACCGCGAGAAGTGCTTCGACAAAATTACATTCGAGTATTCGGAGACAGTTAAAATCTTCGCGGCTCAATTAAAAGAGTGTCATGTTTATGCCACCAAGGGTCGCCAAGAAATTCTGGATGAAATTGAAAAAGCGTGGGAAGATGTTCCTCTTATGATGAGCGATATTGCTCAGAATAAGATGGAAAAGTATAATAAAGTCACCGAGTTGGAAACCAAACTAGAAGAAGCCGACACTCAGGTATGCGAATGGGTAGTTAAAAACCGCAGACAGCTCTGGACCTAATAATATGCTTGCCGACGACGACGACGATAACGAAAAAGAAAAACCAGAAATAGACTATTCTCAATATAAAA